GGGTCTATTGGGGCGACAGTCGCACACTTGCCGAAGACACGTCCGATTACCGCTATGAGGAAGTCCTGCGTGTGGTCTTCAAGGCCATCCGCAAAATGCGTATCGCGGCGCTGGCGTCGCTGTATGATGAGGCGGGCGACCCGCTACGGCCCACAGAGGACGACGGCACCGCCTACCTCAAGGCAAACATAGAGAATGCCCTGGACACCATGACCACGGTTCGCCCCAAGGAGCTTGCCGCGCATGATGTGGACATACCTTCCGGCCAGGATATAGCCAATAACGGCATTGACGTGTTGCCGACGCTTATTGGCATTCCCATTATCCGGGAAATCCGGCTTCACGCCAAATACGTCTACGCCGGTTCCCGTTGGGACCCCCGGATGGACGACTAGGAGCAGTATATGGCCATCAACGGACGCAATTACGACTGGGAGGACATTTCCGTGCAGTTGCCACACGGGGAATCCGTGGGCATTACGGAAATCAAGTATGGTGATGAACAGGGTATTGAGGCGCGGTACGGTAAAGGCAGCATTCCTCGTGGTTTTGGCCGTAAAAACTACTCCGCCAGCGGCAGCATGGTTTTGGACAGGGACGAGTGGGAACGCCTCAAGAAAGAGCTGGCCAGGGACAACGGGGACATCTACGGGCACAAGCCGTTTCCGATTGTGGTCCATTATGCCAATGACGACATGGGCAGCGTTACCGATGTACTGAAAAACTGCAAAGTCACCAAGTTTGACGGCGGTGGCGGAAGCCAGGGCGACGACAAGGTCGCTTCGATCACCTGCGAATTCACCATCCTTTCCCCTATTTCGTGGAACGGTACTCCCGCAAAGACGGAAGTGAAAAGCTATATGTCGTGACGGAGCATACCGCATGTCAGCAACGGGCCGGATTTTCCGGCCCTTTTTTTGTGCGCCTATTGCGCTCTTGCCGGGCGGCAGAAGCAACGCCGGGATAGGATGCTGTTATTCCGGCTTGGGCCGGGCACGTTTAAACACGGGAGCAGACACTATGCCTGACGTTAAAGAGCAGAACACCAAGTACGCCGAATTTTCGCATTCCTTCCGCGACCCTTGGGAAGGGGAAGACGTGGAACTGTGCTTCCACTTTGCCAAACCGACAAAGCCGCAAATCAAACGGCTTCAGGACACCGCCGGGCGCAACCCCACGCAGGCCGCCCGCAACCTTCTTCTGGAAGCGGTGGCCCCGGAGGAAAAAGAAAACCTCACCGCAAAGATGGATGCGTACCCCGGCATTGCCACTTCCTTTTCCACGGCGCTGATAAAGGCCGTTGGCATTTCCGCTGACCTGGGAAACTGACCCCCGACGGCTATGCCCAAGGTGATGCGCTGATACGCCACTGGCTGCACATGGAGCCTGCCGACGATATGGACGAATGGCGGGCGCAGGTTGTGCAGGCGCTTTGGGTGGAGTCGCGGCTGTTTTCAAAACTCGGAAGCATGTTCGGAGCGAAATAATAGCATGGATGCGTTCAAGGTCTTCGCCACATTCTCGCTGGTTGACCTGCTGTCCGGCCCTCTTGACCGGATGCGTAACGCCATGCGCGCCGTGGACGCCAACGTGCAAGACCTGGGAACCCGCTTCGGGCGGCTGGCCCTGGCAATGGCCCCGGTTGCGGTAGCAGCCGGGGTCTTGCTGGGGGCTTTCGGTCTTGCAACCTCAAAAGCCATAGCGTTTGAATCTGCCATGGCAGACGTTGCCAAGGTTGTAAACTTCGACAGCCAGGCCGAATTCGCGGCCATGTCTGATCAAGTCAAGGAGCTTGCCGGGCGCATCCCAATGGCGGCGGACGGTATTGCCGCAATTATCGCTGCTGCCGGGCAATCGGGTATCGCCAAAGAGGATTTGACGGAGTTTGCGGAGCAAGCCGCCAAGATGGGCGTTGCCTTTGACCTCACCGGCGATCAGGCCGGTAAGATGATGTCGGATTGGCGGGCAGGCATGAATTTGTCGTTGCCGCAGGTCTACGCCCTGGCCGACGCCACAAACTATCTTTCCAACAACATGAACGCCGCCGCCCCAGCCTTGGGCGAAGTTATCCAGCGCGTGGGCGCGGCTGCCATGAGTTGCGGCCTTGCAGAAACGCAGGTCGCGGCTTTGGGCGCGGCCTTTCTATCCGCCGGTGCTTCCCCCGAAATCGCGTCAACGGCTCTCAAAAAATTTACAACCACACTGGTGAAGGGCACCGCGCTTTCCAAGGATGCCCAAGCCGCATTTCAGGGTTTGGGGTTCAGCGCAACGCAGATGGCCAAGGACATGCAGACGGATGCCCAAGGCACTATTTTCAAAGTGCTGCAAGCCATATCCAAGAAACCTAAAGAATTGCAGATGTCCTTGCTGACAGAAATGTTTGGCGAGGAATCCATTGGCGCTATCGCTCCGTTGCTGCAAAACATGGGCAACTTGAGCCAAGCGTTTGACCTCATTTCTGAAAAATCGAAGTTTGCCGGGAGCATGCAGGCGGAATACGACACGCGCAGCAAAACGACGCAAAACGCCCTGCAACTGTTGACGAACAAGCTGACAAATCTGGCTATCAGCGTCGGCAACGTCTTTTTGCCTGCCATAGGCGCGGGGGCTACGGCCCTTGGCTGGTTGGTGGATTCCGTCCGGTGGCTCATAGATACGCCCATAGGGCAATGGCTTGTTGGGGCATCCGGTGCCCTGGCCGTTGCGGTGCTGGCGGTGACGGCGTTTTCCGTGGGGATGTGGGGCGTCACAAAGGTTGCCCCCCTTGTCACAAAGGCGCTGATGCCAATCAGGGCCGCTCTGGCCGGGCTGGGGTGGCCCATATGGGCGCTTATCGCCGCCGGAGCCGCGCTGTACTATGCCTATCAGCACAACTTCGGCGGCATTGCCGATGTCCTGAACGGCTGGTGGAAAACTATATCCGTTGTAGTCAGGGGCGTCATTGCCATTTTCAACGGATTAAAAGGCAGCACATTTGAAATCCGTGGTGAGCTGGCGAAGGAGATTCACGCCGCCGGGCTGGAAGCCCTGGTAGTCAATGTGGGGAAGATGGTTTTCAAGATTAAGGAATTCTTCTCCGGCGTTATGGATGGCCTGAATTTTGATGCCGCCATAACAGCCCTGACCCCCGCCATTCTCATTGTTCGTGACGCCCTGGAAGGGCTGGGAAAAATTTTTGACGACGTGTTCGGCAGCAAGGTTGAAGGGGGGGCTTCGTCCGCGCGCTCCTTCGGTGAAATTGTGGGTATGGTTCTTAGCCGTACTCTGGAAACCCTTGCCGTTATCATCAGCAATGTCGTTCGTGGCTTTGATTCGATGGTATCCCTCTTCCGTCTTGTCGCCGCGCTGCTTAGCGGAGATTTTGCGGGCGCGGCGGCGCTGGCGGAGCGTATCTGGAACAATTTCTGCGCGTCTTTGATGAGCTTTGCGGACCTGTTCCGGCTGGGGGATTGGGTGCGGAACGCCTGGACGGAAGCAACGGAATTTTTAGGTGGTATCAATCTTTTTGAGAGCGGCGCAAAGCTCATTGATACCTTCAAAAACGGCATCTTGAGCGGAGTTGAGGGCTTAAAAGAATCCTTTTCGGGCGGTCTGCAAAAACTCCGCAACCTTTTGCCATTTTCTGACGCGAAGGAGGGGCCGCTGTCTACCCTGACCCTTTCCGGAACGCGGCTGATGTCCACATTGGGCGAAGGCGTGAGTGCTGGTTCTGGCGGTTTGGTGCAGCGGGTGGGCGCGGCTCTCTCTGGTGTTAAGGATACTGTTGGCCAGTGGTGGAACCGCATTGCCTCTGTGGGCGGAGAATTGCCCCAGGGGGAATTGCAAAATCCGTCCATTCCGGCCCCCATGTCCGCACAGGGAGGCGAATCCGATGAACAGCGGCAGACGGCGTTCCCGTTCAGGGGAACTGCCGGGCCGACAACCGTCACGGTGCATATTGACAACGTGAACCTGCCCAACGTGCAGGACGGCCAGGGCTTTGTGGACGAACTGCAAAATCTGGTCGCGGAATATGGGGTAAGCACTGCATGAAGCTCTTAACCTTTGAAGATGGCGAAATCCGGCTTGGCGGTGAAGCGGTTCCAGGGCTTCTTGCCTCGCTCAAGGTGGATGGCAAGGTGCGGTTTGACAGCCAGAAGGTTGATGGCGCCAGCGGCAAGAGCAAAACGCCCCAGGGTTGGGAGGACTGTGAAGTCCAGGTCACGGTGGCGCTGCTTACGGATGAAGAGTCGGATTGCTACACCAAGGCCGCAGCCCTGGAAGCTTTGTTTCGCAGCCCGGACAAGAAGGCGAACCCGCAGATATTCACTATCACCAACAAGCACGTCCTCGCGCGCGGGGTGCGGCAGGTTGTTTTTTCAAAGCTGGAAACAACGGAATCAAACCGTACAGACGACATTACCGCGACACTAGGCTTTACCGAACATCGTCCTCCGGTGGTCAAGGTAGAAGAATCCCAGGCAAAAAGCCCGACGCCCGGCGAAGCGGCCAAGCAGAAGGCCGGGAAAGATTCGCCGGAGGACAGCGGCTATGTTATCAGCGGCGACCTTAAAAAATAGCGGGAGTGGCCATGATTGAGGGGTTGCGCGTCCGTTGTAATGTGGGGCCGGTTGAAGTGCTGCGTCTTCCATATTTACAGCTTGTGTACCGACGGCGGGCTGTGGTCAGCCGGGCGGAAATGAGCATCCCTGACCCGATGGGTGAAGTGCGCGCCGCATTGGCGGTACAGCAGCCGGTACAAGTGAGGTTCGGCTATCGTGGTGAAGAGCTTTGGCACGAATGGGAAGGCACCGTTGAAACTATAGACCAGCCCCGCTATGGCGAATCTGACGCTGATGCTGTGCGGGTCCGGGCCGTGGGGCTGGAAAAGGCGCTGGGCGACACGCTTGTTACGGAATCTTTCTATCAGGAATCTGCGGCTGCAGTGGCCACACGGCTTCTGGCCAGGACGGGTTTGCCGGTGGCGGATGTGGATATTCCGGATGCCATGCTGCCGCACCAGGTCTTTTCGCGGGTGAGTGTGGCGCGCGCACTGAAACAGCTTGAAACATGCCTTACGCGGGCTTGCGGCGCGGATTTCTCCCGCCATGCCGTCTGGCTTGGCGTGGACGGCCTGCGATGGGCCGCCGGGGATTAGCCGGGCAGGCTG